AAGTCATTGTACGTCTGATAACCACCGTACCAAGTTTCTGTAAGGTATACATACCGAGCACTGACGAGACATGACAAGACTGCTACACTCGGATTGCCTTGTTCTGTACTTACCCATGAAATCGTATCGACCGTCGTTCCCTTGGAAGTTTGAGCTTTTCCAGTACCGTTGAAGATGATCCAGTCGGAAACTGAATTTGTCGTTGTGTCATAGCGAAGAATACTTGCCCGGACAGCACCGTACGTACCACCGACGTAGTATATTGATTTACCATCAAAACCGAATGGGTACACCCCGTACCCGTTTGGAAATGCCGAACTCGTGAAAAGTAGAGACGAGTATGCGGACGCAGAAGATATACTTTGGGTACTGTCATACCTCGTCAAGTACATAGAACCACCCGAGAATTCAGTCTGAAAGTAAAAGTAACGCCCATCTGTCGCGTTCGGAACCTGAGTACCCGGTATACCTAGCAAGTTTGGTGGAATAGGTAGTGTACTCGTATCATAATAAGTGTAACTCGAAATGTCCAAGAAATTTTGAGTATCAATCTTCTGAAAAAGAGATGATCCGTTAATGCTCTGGTAAATGTTCCGACCATCAAAAGCAATCGGCATTGCTGCGTATGAATATGCAAAAATCCCGGTAAGGTCATACCACGTCCTCGGAGCACCCGTACCTGGAAACGAAAGGTAATCATACGATGACCATTGATCAATTGGTTTTGTTGTATCGTAGCGGACAGTTATGTGTCGAGAAGTTGCTGAAAAACCAAAAGGACGTTGCATAACGTTTGGAGCTGGTTGTCCATTTGACGTGTACGTGTACGCGACATTTGCAGTGACGAAAATGTTCGAGAGCGTTTTTATCTGGGTATTATTTATCGTAACAGTCTTTGTAACTCCGCTGAAATCTTGAGAGAATGCCGTAACATAATTGTAGACTGCTGTGTTGTCAGACGGAATTAATGTGGGTGTTGCGATGTTATATACTTTGTATGTCACGGATGTATTTGCAAATGCACATTCGGGTGTACACGAAATAAATGTCGCAACGTTACTACTTGACAAAGTAGTCGTTGTATTAACATAAAACCCAGGAAGAACGCGTATCGCTACTGTCTCTGGGTATTGTATATGTACGGTCGCACTTATGTCTGTTCCTATCTTTGTCTGATTTGTTATGGTTATTGATGAAGGAGGTGTGAGGATACCTGTATCTATATCAAACGCTATTCCGACACTCTGTGTAGTGACAAAATTAACAAGAGCTACATTATCCGTTGCAACGAGTTGTGCAGTCGAAATACTCGCTACGTTGTACAATATATCTAACGTGTCTACGACTGTACGTGCGTCAAATGAGCCGTTTCCAGGCATGAAGGTGTATGTATAAGCCGTATTACTTCCGAATGTTATGATTGGTGACGTGACATCCAGATACAAGTACCGAGCATCGGCTGTAATAGACTCTATAGTTACATTTCCTTCGTACAAATTAGGAAAAATCGTAACACCGTTTGTCGCCGTCGCGATTCCCGTGAGCATGTTTGCTACAGGGATGCTTCGAATATATGGAAATTGTGATAGAGAATTATACATTATTCCGCCGATGAAGTATGGTCTCGTTGGAAAACTGTCACGACCAACGGTTTGAGGATCGTACCACGAGGACCATGATGTTGGATCTCCCTGTGGTTTGGTAGTATCATAAAAGTAGTACGTTTGGTTATATTGGTTTATGACGTACACGATCCACTGTTTGTAAAAGTTTGTACTGTACACTCTCGAAGTTTCAGAAAGTCCTAGAACGGTCTTTATATTTGTGTTTGTGTACGAACCTCCGTCCGTAAGACTCTTTGTCGTGATGAGCAACTGTGGAAGATTTTCAAACTTTTCATATTCAATGCTGATTTTGACATCCTGGTTGTAAAGCGCTTTCACGTTCAGTTTATCTGTATTGAACGTCAGACGTGTGTAGTACTCTCGGGGTGCATACACTGGTGATGTTTCCCCCTTTCCTTCCATGATTGCAAGACCAGCCTGGTTTTCATAGGAGACGCCGATGTCATCCTCGATGATGAGTCTTTCACTTGTCAGTGTATCAATAGTCTGACCGCCTATGAGAAGTGTAGCGTTCTTGATGAGTTTGCATGCGACCGAATCGACGTATGAAAATCCCGTCGCCGGAGGTGGTGTGAACCCACGGATCCACCCCGCCTGAAAAAGCGTAAACGGTGGTGTGAGAACACCGTTCGTAAATCTGTACGCCTTGTATTGACCAAAAATCAAAAAATCAAATGACCGTGGATCAAAACCCCAAAAAACACCGCTCATGTCATCCGGAAAATAAATGTAATCGTACATGGTCGACGTGAACACAAACTTGAAGATTGTCGAGTCGTACGTCACGCTTATATTTGACTGCCCTACGAAATTCGTCGCCCATGCACTCTGGAACTGTGTGTTAAAGTACCCGATAAAGTCCCCTGGCTGAATAGCGATGGTTCCGTCTGGAATGTACACCGCGCCGTTCACCTGGTCGGTGTACAATGGATACACATATCCAGGTCCTAAGGGTTGATACAACGTTGGTAAAGTTGAACGAACCGTGAACCGTTTTATGAATTCACCTTTTGTTGGGAGATTACATATCGCAGATTCACCGTAGTACACAGCACTCTGTTCGAATGGAACTTCGTACGTTTCAGCGGAAATGTTGTTTGACGGTTTGTACTTGACTTCAAAGTACGTCATGTTTGGACTTTCTGTCAGCCAACGGTCTTCTGGACCGTGACCAGCCAGCAGAACCTGTGAAGCTGACATCTATTAGTACCCGTGAAAAAAAGAAACTGCGTCTTTCACGTGCGCAAAAAACCCAGTAGACTAACAGGAAATGACCAATTTGCAACTCAAAAAGTTTGATCCGAGCAAGATTGGTGACGACAAGGTGTGTGTGTTCATCGGCAAGCGTGGTACCGGAAAGTCGACTCTCGTGACGGATATCATGTACCACAAGCGACACCTGCCCGTCGGCATCGTCATGTCCGGTACCGAGGACGGCAACCACTATTACAAGCAGTTTATCCCCGACTTGTTCATCTACGGCGATTACAAGCGAGACGCCATCGAAAAGGTGCTCGAGCGCCAGAGGCGAATCGTATCAGCCGGTGGCAAGTCGAGTGCTTTTTTGCTTCTGGACGATTGCATGTACGACAAGGCGTTCATGAAAGACACGTGTATCAGGCAATGTTTCATGAACGGGCGTCACTGGAAAATCTTCTTTTTGCTGACGATGCAGTACTGTATTGATTTGAGTCCCGACCTGCGTGCAAACGTCGATTACGTGTTTGTCCTCCGTGAGAATGTGATTCAGAATCGCGAGCGTCTGTACAAGGCGTTCTTCGGCGTGTTTCCGACGTTCGACATGTTTTGTCAGGTGATGAACGCCTGTACCGAAAACTATGAGTGTCTCGTCCTTGACAACACGAGCAAATCGAACCGGATCGAGGATTGTGTCTACTACTACAAGGCACCGATTCGAAAAGGGTTCCGGATCGGATCAGAGGCTATGTGGCAGTACCACCAGAAAAACTACAACCCGAAACACATTTCGACACCCTTGGTCACGTCGGGGACACCACCAGGGAGCGCACGGCGTCCAGGAGTCACTATTAAAAAAGTTTAAACGTAATAGATGAAGCTCACAGTGCTTCTGAGCGTCGTGGTGTTTTTAATTCTTTGGTGGTTGAACAGAAAGCAGGTATTCGATTACCACGTCATTCATTTGTCTCACAGGACGGACCGAATGAATCACGTACGTGAAATGGAAAAGCGCATCGGACACACACTGAAAATCTTCAAAGCCAGTGGACCGAGCGTTCTCGAAGGATGGAAACCAGGTGAAGTTGGGTGTTATCAGAGCCACATGAGGATTTTGGAGGAACCCAGAGACACCGAGTACAGTGTCATATTCGAGGATGATTTTGTCGTACAACATGGCTTTCACACCAAAGTGCAAAAAATAATTCAGGACGCTGGTGACTTTGATATCCTCTACTTAGGAAACCTCGACGGTAACCACGGTGAACATGTCAAGGGTGATGTGTACAAAGTAAACACCGAGAAATACCTGACCGGCATGCACGGCTACGTCGTCAAGAATGAAAATGCGTGGAAGATTACATCGAAACTCGAATACAAAAAGCCTATCGATCTCGAATTACCTGACTTGATAAGGACATGTGAGGTGAGAGGACTCGTCGTGTGGCCATCTATAGTTTCACAACACTCGGGACTTAAATCGTCTATTCGCGTTCCAGGTTCATAAAAGATTTCACACCCACCAATAGATGATTATCGAGAATCTCGATTTCAACGGGTCGAGCGATATCCTGCAGTACATTCCCCAGGTGGACACTGCGCCGCAGCAGCAGGACCAGCCGCCGGTACAGCAGCAGAGTTCGTTCGGTCTCCCGGATGAACTTCAGCCAAAGTACCAGACGCGCTCGATCGAACAGCCCGAGTTATTTAAAGCTGAAATAAAACCTCCTCAAATAGAAATGGATTTCTCGACGCCAATTTCCGACGTTGTACCGAGCGCTGATTTCGACATGGGCG